ACATATCAGTCTGTAAGGGCGTTCAAGATACCGATAGGTAGATTGGGTGATTCACTAGGTCCGAAGGGGTATCCGTGCTCTTCTAAGATCGCTTATGGATCTCCTAATGTCCTAGCAGGATAAATGTGTTATAATTCTACGGTAGTCACACAACAATTATGGCACGAGCAAAAGTAGGTCTCTCTGGAGGCGTCTTTATTGAGTCTGCTCCTAAGAGCACCCGTCAAGGAAGTTCTAAGAACACAAAATACTCAGCAACTTCCCGTAATAAGGCGAAGAAGAAGTATAGGGGTCAAGGTCGATGAGACCTGAGACTCGCGAAGCGATGGAAATGCTCTGGGGTGCTAAATGGAATCTTCCTAAAGCAGCAGAGCATTGTGGTCTCACTAACAAAGAGATGAAGATTACATTCAATGAATATTGTGCTTTTCATCCTCCTACGTGGAAGGAATCTAAATAAAAGCATTAGTGATAGGAACCACTATAAAAGTTCTTCATTTAACAACGGAGAACAATTATGGTTAGGGTAGATCAAGCGGATTGGTTCATCCAATCTGGTATGAGACTAGTAACTGATCCTAGAGCTGATAAATACTTAAAACAAGTATCAGATCGTGGCGCGTTACAGGTTCAAGGCAGAGAAAAACCTAAGCAGACAGTTTAGGGACTTCAGTATTGGGATGAAAGCAAATCCTAATACTGAAGATTTTTCTATTGTCAAAAACGAAAACGCAATCAAGCAGGCAATGAAGAACCTGTTGTTGACACAATTTGGTGAAAGACCATTTCAACCAAAAACAGGTTCTCGTGTCAAATCGATGTTGTTTGAAAACTTCGATGTCTTTATGATTGAGGGTTTGACTGACGAAATCAGAAATACGCTGAAACGTCTAGAACCTAGGGTGGCAGTTAATGATGTTCGTTGTAGTGTCGATGATACTAACGAACTAGCAGTGGAGATTGATTACACAATCATTGGTGAACAACTTGTTTACACTGTAGACTTCCTCTTAGAGAAGGCGTAAAAAATGGCAGCAATTCCCTCAAATTTAACATCTTTAGATTTTACTGAAATCAGAGAATCGATCAGATCATATCTGCGAACGAGAGATGAGTTCACGGACTATGACTTTGATGGTAGTGCTGCGTCATATCTTTTGGACGTTCTGTCATATAACACATACTATGCTGCATTTAACGCTAATATGGCGATGAATGAGGCGTTTTTGGAATCTGCAACTGTTAGAGACAACGTTGTAAAGATTGCCAAGCAACTTAATTATACTCCTAGATCTATCAAAGCGTCCAAAGCGTGTGTTAGATTCAGTGTGCAGACAGCATACCTAGGTGATGGCGTATCGTTCCCAACACAAGTCACTCTCCAGGCTGGAGATGTTTTTGTTTCTACTACTAATGGTGAACCATACACGTTCACTCTCCCTAACGAAATCAGAGCAACTGTTAATCAATCTGATGGTGTTGCGACGTTTGATAAGATTATCATCTATCAAGGTAACACTCTTGAGTACACTTACACAGTTGATGACGTTAACAAGAGAGAATACTTAATTCCTGCAGAGAATGTGGACACTACGCTGCTATCAGTGTCCATTTCTCCTAATGCACAGTCAACAGAAATCGATACTTATAATCTTGTACAGAATATTGTTGATGTAGACGGTACAACTCGTGGTTACTTCCTAGAAGAGACTGATGATCTACGTTATAACGTCATTTTTGGTGATGGCGTTATTTGTCGTAGGTTGATCTCTGGTGAGGTCATCCGTTTGAAGTATGTTCGTACTGATGGTCCCGATGCAAACGGATGTAAGCGATTTAACTTCATTGGTAGAGTTGTTGACAGTGAAAACCGTTTCATCAACAATGCCAGTGTCTCTCTAGCGACCATAGACGGGTCTCAAGACGGTGAGAACCTAGAGACTACCCTGAGCATCAAATATAACGCTCCTAGGGCGTTTAACAGTCAGAACAGAGCGGTTACTGAGTCAGATTACGAATACATCACTAAAAAGGTGTATCCTCAAGCAAGATCTGTAACTGCATATGGTGGAGAGCGTCTAAATCCACCAGTTTACGGAAAGGTGTACGTTGCTATCCGTACTAAGTCAGGTGCTACGCTGAATACCACAACTAAGAAGCGTATTAAGAACAATTTGCAGAAATATGCGATTGCTGCTATTGAACCAGTAATTATTGATCCTATTTCACTTTATATCAGACCTAAGACTTGGGCATTCTTTGATGGTACTAAAACTGCACTATCAAACAACGAAATTGCGACAACTATCCTTGGATCTATCGATCAGTACAATAATCAAGGTTCTTCTTCTAGATTCAACGGTAGAATTGACATCTCTGCATATCAGAGAATGATTGACGATTCAGATCCTGCTATTAGCGGTAATGTCACTCATATGACCCTTGGTATGAATATTGAAGGATTTGAGTTTGGTCAAACCTTCTCCAAGTGTGTTGACTTTGAAAATGAGATTGAGAATCCTAATGATCTCTCTGGTGGTCCAAAAGGAGGAAGTGGAGACGGTTCTGATGGACAATGTTTACCGAAGTATTCAAGTGTGAAGACTGGTACATTCTATGCTACTGGTTACACAGAAAACCTTCTTGCTATTCAGGGTACATCATCTAACTCTATTTCTGCTACATCATTCATTGATAATGACACATCAGCACTTCTTCCTGTAAATATTCGTGATGATGGTTATGGAAACCTCATTATGGTTACAAAACAGGATGAGAAGGAAGTTACCCTTAAATCTTCAGTTGGTACTGTAGATTACAAGTCTGGACAGGTTTGTGTTGGTCCTGTAGATGTACATTCTACTCCTGACGGAACACCTCGTATTCCAGTTACTGTGATTCCAAAATCACCAAATATCAACATTGGTTCTGGTGTTGACCCAACAATCTTTAACCCGATTGTAACAACCATTGATTACACTATTGATGGCAGCAATATTGGCGCATTCGATCCGTTCGACTTTACTGCAATCAACTTTGACGGAACCGCACTAAATATCATTGATTATCCAAGCACAGTGTTTGAACTCCCCGAGTTCAACTCCTGTTTCTAAGACCGCCGTACTTAAAAGATGGTTGCACATAACACAGCAATTAAGGTCTCCCAGAGACTGAACAGTCAGATTCCTGCGTTTATCAAGGAGGATAACGACCAGTTCGTCAACTTGCTGACAGAATACTATAAGTCACAAGAGAAATCAGGGCGTCCATACGACATCCTAAACAATATACTATCATATGTTGACATTGGGTCAGGAGAATTTAATCCTAATTTCTTGTCATCAGAGTCTGCTGTGTTGGAGGCGGTTGATCCTACGCAGAACAAAATTGTTGCTGAGAATGTAAATTACTTCTTAGAGAAAGATGGCACTATAAAGATTGACAATGAAGTTCTATATTACGAGTCTGTAACACATTCTCCTGACATTGTTTTCACGCCAGGAGTTAATAAGCAAGAATTTGATAGAAAAGTTCAAGAATTCGAACCTATCAATGGTCAGTTTGATAATTCAACAACAGAATTTAACTTAAGACTGTTAGGTAGACCAGTTTCACCTCAGTCTTCAAATCACCTTTTGGTGGTTGTAAATAACGAGTTTATGTTCCCTGATAGGGATTACTTCGTTGAAGGTGACCGTATTCGCTTTGTAAACCCTCCAGAACCGACTACAGGGGCGTTGACAGGTGCAATCAATACCATTCGTTACCTTATCGGTTATACAAGCGTTCCAGTCCGTTCTCTGGACACCATTTCAGTTGCTAATGATGCTACTGAGTTTTCACTGAAACTTAATACTCAACCTTACAGTCCTCTTTCTACTGTTTCATCAATCGTTGTTGTTAACAGAGTTGAAAAGAGACCTTTCGAGGATTTCACAGTTTTTGAAGATAAACTCATCTTCAAGCAACCTGTTTCACAAAATGCTACAATAGATGTACGTTCTGTTGAACTCATTGCTCCTGAATTTGGTTCAGGTGCTTCAGCAGTATCTCAAATCGATGGCGGTGCTGTCAATGACATCCTTGTCAGAAATGGTGGTTCTGGTTATAGAGTAAGTTTTGCTCCTAGAATCACTATCCAGTCAAATAAGGGTACTGGTGCAGGTGCTACAGCAGAAGCACTTGTAAATGGTATCAAGAATACTCAACTCCTATTCTCTGGACAAGGTTACTCTTCTGACAACCCACCTATCGTAGTTGTAGATGCTCCTGCTGATGATGAGGGAACCAGAGCACAAATTACTGCTATTGTCTCAGATGAACTCGAAGGTGTATCGGAATTGCGTGTCACTTCTTCAGGAAGTGGATATGACCGCATTCCTTCAATTAAGTTTGTTAATCCTGGTGGTGCTACTATATCAGATCCTACAGTTGAAAACGGATCAATCGTCGCAGGATCAATCTCAGTAACCTCTCCTGGTTCTGGGTACACAACTGCACCTTTGGTGTATATGGATCCTCCTACTGGTGATAATGCTATCAATGCAACTGCTCAGGCAGTGCTTGATGCTGACGGTAGAGTTGAAAGAATTGACATCATATCATCAGGTCAAGGATATGAAGGTAACATCAGGGCAAGAATTATCGATCCTGTTGGTGCACAGATCCTTGATGTGTCTTGTACTGGTGGTAGAGTTACTAATATTGAACTACTAACTGGTGGTAAGGGTTATACAGATGCTCCATCTGTGTATATCGTTGATAATAGAAAGGATACCAATGGTCAACCTATTGGTGGTACTGGTGCAACTGCTGTTGCTACCATCTTCAATGGTGAAATCACTGACATCAATATCAC